GGCATTTGCGGCTGCTGCTGCGGGTTTGCAAACAGCGGCGTTGCCGGTGCTTGCTGCTGTACTGCGGCAGCCTGCTGGGCCGGTACTTCTGGTTTATTCTCTGCCTGCTGCGGTGCTACCGGTTTCGGTTCAGTCTGTTGCGCCGGCGCTGCATTATCTTGTTGTGCCGGTTCCGGCTCTTTCCCGGCAAGCATTACAACCTTACGGCGGTTGGTGCGTGGGTCTACTTCAATAGCATAAGTTTTCGCACTACTGTCATTACTTGCTGTGTCGCCGGTATAATCGGCGCCGCCATTATCGGCACCTACATTTACTTCCGCCGGTGCGCCACCGTCCGGTGCCGTGGCTCCGGCTGCTACATCGCCATCGGCGTGCAGCTGTAATTTAAGCTCAAAATCATTCTTTGGCATTTTGTCCTCCCTGTTTCATACGTTGTAATTTACGCTCCGCTTCCTTGCCTGCCGCTACCAGCATTTTAATTTTTTGGTTAAATGCCAGTGCCGCTGTATATTCATAACGCAGTGCCAACAAATCGGTATCAGCGTTTGCAAGTTTAGCCAAAGCATAATCTTCGGCATCCGCCAATACATCATCAGCAAACTTAATTGCCGCTTCTGCCAACCGGCCCTGCTCCACTTGTTCTAACAGCTTCGCCCGGCGCTCTGCCTGCCGCTGCTCCGGCGTTTGTTCCGGGTTGCGGATTAATGTTCTGCTGCGCCGCGCCATTCTGCGCAGGCGGCCTGCGCCTGTCATTACGTTCATCATTAAGCAGCTCCTTTGCAATAAACTCGCCGGTATCCGCGCCTAAACCAATGGTCTGCAAAAGCGTCTGGCGGCTTGTAATCGGTAAATCTTCGTATTTTATAGAAATGCGCGGCAATACAGCTTTCAGCAATTCTACTTGATGTTCGCGCTCTTGCTGCTGCATTTGCGTCTGTAAAAGCTGCTGTTGCTGCTGTGCAGCCATTTGCCGTTTCTGCTGTCCTTCCGGCGACTGCGGGTCCTGCAAAAACGCCATTGTAGAACGCAAGCCCATTTCTTCCAATAAATCCTTCGCCGCGTTATAAATGGTTTTCTCATCAGCAATTCCTGCCTGTGTCAGCATTGGTATAAGCTGATTAATAAGTATCATCAGGTACTGAATGCGCGCTTCCCTTGTGCCTGCGCCAGCGCCAACGTTGATAATAAGGTCATAATCAATGTCCAAATCCTCGCGGCGTATCTGCACGTTTTCATTGTTGATACGGAACATTTCCTCATCGCGCAAATACTTTTGGTCAAGTAATATAATCGCCTTAACCAGCGGCACATAAAAGTTTTCAGCAATGCTGCGGGCAATAAGTTTTGTTCTTTTGTCCGCTGCGCCCATAATAGCTGTAATGCCGGTAGCAGTTTTGTTTAAGCTATTGCTGTCAAGGCCTTGGTTATACTTTGTGCTGCCGGTCTGGCTTTCAATTTCATTCTGCGCATACTCTAAAAGCGTCATTGTTTGCGGTGAAAGCTGCGGCGTGTTAATCGCATAAACATAATTAGCCAGCGGCCCATTTGTGCCGTTGGCTGCAATAATTTCATCGCCGTCGATTAAAGCGTCCATATCAAGATGTGCTGCGTCAACAATTCGCTGTCCCGCGTTTTGCTGCGCCACGTTAATTATCATCTGCTTTACAAGCGCCGTTTTAAGGTCTTGGTGCATTTCAATCGTGTCGGCATAACTGTAATCGCTAAAAATCTTATTAGCGTCATACTTCACGCAGCACGGAAAGAACGGCACAAACTCAAACTCGTTAAGTGCAATACGCAAAGGTATATCATCAACCATGTGCACAATAACCTTTTCCATAATGCCGTCGTTGTTATAATCAACGTCAAGGTATGCCTCGATAAGCTCCACCTGCGTGCTTGCCATATCGCTATCGTTAAGGTCATGCCGCATTCTGCGCAGTTCATCGTTTATATCTTCTTCGTAAGGTCTTGGGTTGGTATCGCCCTGCTTCTTAATGGCCTCATCAACGTTCCGGAATGTGCCCTCTTTTTCCTTGCGTTTTAAATAATCGCCGGTTACTACCTTGCGGTGTGCCACAAACTTGCACTCCTGCAAAGTCGCCGCTTCCGGCGTAAACAACAATTCCGAAGGCGGCATAAACTCCACAACAGGGTAGTTCGCCGTTACGGTAATGCGGTCAAAAACAATCTTTAACAGGTCAGGCGCGTCTTTTAGCGGCTCCATTTTCTTAACTTCAATATTGCCCTTGGCATATTCTTCCAAAAGGCTTACCGCCGCCATAATATCGTTTTCCGCCAATAATACTTGATATTCCTCGCGCTTTTCTTCGTGCTTCCAATAGGTTTTGGCAATACCGAAGTTGCTGCGCAGTGCTTCTTCCAAGCTGTAATCCATTAAACTGAAAAAGCTGTTCTTGCGTTCCAGCTGGTACTTAACAATGTTTTGCAGCAGCTTGGCCTTTTTATCGTCGTCTACATCAACGCCCTTAATGTCCACCGGGTCGTCGCCGCCGGTAAACGCTTCCATAAGCCCCGGTTTAATCCAGTCAGCCGCCGTCTGCACATCACGGCTGCGCCAATCGGTTTTTTCGCTAAGACGCGGAAACTTCTCCCGATAATACTCTTTGTCAGCGTTATATATCTTTGTGCGCTCTTTTATTTCCGGTTCCACAGTATCATCATAATACTGCTTTGCAATGTTCTTGCCAGCGGTAGCAGCCTTCATAATCTTGTCAATCTCGCGTTTAGAAAGCGTTTTCAGGCTTACTTCCTTCGTTTCTTTCTTAACCGGCAGCATAGACAGTATATTTGACGGTTCCTGCGCTGTTACAAGTTCATTCGCCTGCGTAAGCGTTTGGTTTAAGTTGTTTTCCATTCAACAACCCACCTTTATCCAAAATATTCAACAAGCGTTACGCTGCCGCCGGTAACATACAGCTTTGTATTGGAATATACCGGCAAGAGCTTACTTTCGCCTGCTGCCACCGGCATACCATTTTGAGCCGTTACCTCGTCGCTGCCGCCAACATATACCGGCGCGTCGCCGCTGTTAATTACTTCAACCGCATGCCTGCCGGAACGTAAGCCGCTTGCCACATCAACACTTGCCAATAACGTGGCCGCGCTCGTGCCATCGACAGTACATGCCAAAATATCCTTAACCGGCTTTAAAAAAGTACCCATAACTTCAAACCTCCTCTTACATGCTGCCAGCCTTGCGTATCCTACCGGCACGCTTAGCCGCTTTAAACTTCGTTTCAAACTTGTCCGGTATTACCGGCATAGCAAAAGTTAAAGCCAGCGCGTCCGCCCTGTTCGGGCTCGGTACACCGCGCTTTTTCATCATTTCCTTTTTTTCAAGCTGTATCAGCCCTTTTTCGTTTACCCACGCCATCGGGCCTATTAAGTCAGCTTTTAATTTATCGTCATATTCAATAGCGCCGCCATCAATCAGCCATTGCTTCATCTTTGCCCACATCTGCACGCGGTTGTTTAAATATCCCTCGCCGGTAAAATCCGTGCCGCCAAAAGCTATAACCTGCCAGTTGCGGCCCATTACTTTGCCAAACGATTGCAGGCCCATACCGCAGCCTTTATCTATCATCACTGCGTCAGCCCGGTATTGGTCCTCGAAGTCTGCCAATATGCGCGCCATCATGCCGTCATTATCATTCTTTGGCCATATACCCAGCAGCTTGCTGTATAAGCCCTGCCGCAAGTAAATAGCAAAATCATCGTCGCCGTCATACGCAGGGTCTACGCCGATAATAACCGGCGCAAATTCATAACTACCCGGCTTTAAGTTTTCGTAACGCTGCATTGCCGTTTCCACAATATCCATGCCGATAAACTGCATATCGCTTGCCAGCGGAAACTCGCCCAGCACGCGCACGCGGTAAACATCGCTGTCCTTGCCGTACTCGTTGGCAATGCTGTCAATATATGCCTGCGATACTCGCGGGCTTTCTTCGCCGTTAAAGGTAAGTGTCTGCCATAAATTACGGTTTTTATTATGACTGGCGTAGAAATACCCGGTAGTCTGCGTAGGGTTGCTTGCCATTGCCACGCGTGCATTTTCCGCAGAAAGCGAAGAACCGGCGGCGATGAATACTTCCTCCGCTACACCGGACGCTTCGTCAATTAAAAACAAGATGTTATCAGCGTGTATGCCTTGCAGCGCTTCCGGCTTGTCCTTACTTGCCGTTCTTGCCATTGCAAAGCTGCCTGTTTCGCTGGTAAAGTGGTCACTGGTCCATTCAAACAAATCATGCAGCTGCGGCGGCAGCAAATTCCACCACATTTTAAGTTCGGCCCACAAAGCGTCTTTGAGCTGCGCAGCCGTCGGTGCTGTTACCGGTACTTTAGCTTTATCGTAACAAATCAAAAACCAATGTATTACCCACGCCAGCCCAGTAGTTTTGCCGGTGCCGTGGCCGCTTTTAATACTTACCTTTGCGCCGGGCTTTGCAATCGCCCGCAAAAACTGCTTCTGCTGCTCCGTTGGCGCAACGCCCCATACTTCTTTAACAAACTTAACAGGGTCTTTACGCCATTCCGGTATCTTCTTTTTTAAGAATAAAGCGTCATCCTGTGTCAGCATCGTCGTCAATCTCTTTTATAATATCCGCCAAGCTGCGCGTTACCTGCACTTCGTGCTTCTGTATATACAGCCCGTCCATCTTGTTTAAAGTATCAATAGCACGTATAGCAGCGTTTAAATCCACGCCATTATTGGCAATCTGCGTCAATAGTACCTGCCGTTCGTCTATATTCATAATACGGTAATGCTTCTCACGTTGGCTTAACCGCTTAATTTCAGCGATAATGTCAGGTTTTGTTAAGTTTTCATTGGCAATAGAACGTGCACTTCTTTCCGGGTAACCAGCTCTTATTGCAGCCAAAGTACCATTGCCACTTGCCGCATATTCCTCGCAAAACTTCTGCTGTTTCGGTGTAAGCTTTTTATTCGCCATCAGTATATCACCAAACTTTATTAAGCGCCTTACGGCGCCGACAACCACCACAAGCGGCTAAAGCCGCCTCCATATTTGCCCTGTAAGCGATTTTTACAAGGCGGTCTATATAATTACCCCTGCCGTTTTGTGCGTAAATCCTGATTAAAGCGGATTTTTACCCATTCCGGCAAGATGTCGTCAAGGTCTTTCTTAAAGATAAAATATAGATTGTAATTAAGCCATTTACCGTTAAAAAAGTAAATTGGGTTAATATAATACTGCGTTTCAAAGTTCCTGCCTATCTGTACCTTAACGCGGCCAATAATACGCCAGTCAATCATCTTACGCAAAAAGCCTGCTGCCTGCCGCTGGCTGATGTTTAAATAAGCGGCCATGCGTTCTACTGTCATAGCCTTTATTACATTGCCGCTGCGGTAGCAGATTAAATTGCTGCCCTTATGCGTTGTTAAAGATAACCGGTACACGCGCGCGGTTTCTGTTTCTGATAATTCTTTCGGCAGCCCATATCCTTTAAAACTCTTTACTGCCTCTTTATTGCACCAAAACAGATAACCGTTATCATCATCGAAGTACCTTACAGTGCGCGTAGACGCCCTTACAATCTCTCCATCTTCGTTAACTTGTTGGTTTATAAAACGTGTTACTTTAGTCAATTAAAATGTCCCCCAAGTTACGAGATTTTTTTACACTTTTTGTGTAATATGCAAAAACACCGGCAACAGCAGTGTTTACCGGTGTTTCAGCGAT